GGAGTAACATATAATGTAATTGTCGGTGCTGAAATAATATTACCTGGATCGAATCCAACTGTAAAATTACCAACAAATCCGTTAACATTCAACGTACTGTACTCGTTGTAATTGCAAGTTGTGTCATACATTACGGCTGACAACTTACTTACTTGTCTATATCCTGACGTTGGATCGGTTCCAATAACAGTATAATCAACTGATGATACTGTGTTGGCTACTAACGAAATTAGTGGTGTGTTAGCAGTAGTAGCACTAGTAGCAAAATATACATTAGAGCGGGAAAACTTATAAACACCTGATCCAATTTCAATTGAGTTTGCGATCAAGTTTCCGGCAATGTTAAATGTATTAGTTACTTCATTAAAGGTTAAGAATGGGCTACCACCAAAGTCTCCAGAATCGTTATACTGAATCTGTGTATTAGAACCACCCGGTACACCATTACCACCACCACCGCCTCCGGCTGTCCATGTTAAATTACCTGTACCGTCAGTTGAAAGTACATAACCATTAACACCGCCACTGATGCGAATGTTAGACAATGTTCCTAAATTGATATTAGGTGCACCAGAGAAGTTTACATTGCCCGTTGAACGTAAATTACCTGCGGCATTTACAGTAAGATTACCACCAACAGTTACATTACTAGTGAACGAACCTGCTGATGCTGAAACTGTTCTAGATACAGTAATATTACCACCGATAATATTACCAGAAGAAGTAATATTGGCATAATTTAAAATATCACCTGTTACTTCAAGTGAAGTGAGTGTACCTACACTTGTGATATTAGGTTGAGCATTGTCACTAACTGTATTTGCTACACTAGAAGTAATACCTGTTAATTGACTACCATTACCAATAAAATAGTTAGCAGAGATATTACCAGTAACACTCAATACACCACTGATGTTACCATTACTAGCACTAATGTTTGATGCTACAGTTACATTTCCTACATTAAGTGAATTAGTCGATTCATTGTAAGTGAACCCTGCATCGCCACCAAATGTACCATTGTCATTATATTGAACAAATGAGTTAGAGCCGCCAGGTGAACCATTACCGCCACCTCCTCCTGCCGCCCAATTTAATACACCATTGCCATCTGTTTGTAAAAAGTATCCAGCGGTGCCGCCTAAAATACTTACGTTACTAATGTCACCTAATGTTAATAGATTTCCATTCCAAGAAGTATTTGGTACACCACCTAGTGTACCTGCATTGTTAAACTGTAATGTACCACTTGCACCACCTGGATTGCCGCCACCCTCAAAAGGTTGTCCATTTGCATATTTGTAATATGAGGCATAGACTGTATTAGCGGCAACGTTTCCACTAGTTAATACGTTGGTAATTACGTTACCATTAGAGTCAACGACTGCTACTGATGGTATACCAACTGAGTATCCACCTAGAGAGTTAAACGGTTCTGCGGCCATATTGTATAGGTTCCATTATATCTTATTAATTATTTATCAATATATCTTTATTAAAGATGCAGAAAAAAGAACCTAGGAGTGCTTTTTTATAAATACAAGATGCTTACTACTCAGCCATCAAGACCTATATGCAGTCATTGTGACTTTGCTCTTGCTAAACCAAATGGCAAGAGTAAACATGGCTTTCAAAAATGGCATCGCTATTGTGTTGATTGTGCGAAGGCAATTTATAATAATAGATTTAAACATCTACAGCACAAAAAAGTAAGTTGTGAGAAATGTGACTTTTTACCAGAAGATAAATGTCAACTAGATTTAGTGTATAGAGATGGAAATAAAAACAATAAGATAAAAAGAAACTTGTTGACATTGTGCGCCAACTGTGCTAGAATACATAATAAGAAGTTGCGTACTGGTAAGAAATCTATTTTAAATGCAACAGTAGACGGTGATACCCGAATCGCATAGCCAAAAGAAAAGGCTCCGAAGAGCCTTTTCCCACTTCCCATCCCTGAGAAAGTTTTTCTTATTGGAATGTCAAGTTCTGAACAGCGATTTCACCAACGTAATCAGCCGCGTTACCGAATGATGACGCAGTGTTTGTTAATTCGATGTAACCATAACGTGTCATGAATGATACGACTGGTTCGAATGTTGATGGATCTAGAACAACGCCACTGCTCATCAATGGAATGTATGGGCAATAGAACGCTGCCGCGTCAGTTTCAGATGAACCCTTATAACCAACCAATACTGGCTGAGTGTCAGGAGCATATGAGTCAACGAACACACGCATTGCGCCGTTCAAAGTACCTACGAACTTAGTGTTAGTTGGTGCTTCGAATGTACCTTCTGTAGTACGTGCGAATGCAGATGTTGTTGCAGACTGTAGAACAGTCAATGCGGCTGAAGAAACAACAGCCCAGTTACCAGCACCACGACGAGTGCGCTGTGCAATCAAGTTAGCAACACGATTGATTAGAACTGCTAAGGCAGCATGTTCGTCACCAACGTATGTAGCAGTACCTGATACAGTAGCCTGGTTGTATGTGAATTCAGTTGACGCTAGAGTGCGCAATGAAAGCAAGATTTCTTGGTCGATTTCAGCAGTAATTTCTTGTGCTAAAGCGGCCATAATTTCTGATTCAACATCGATACCGTGCTGTGACTGTGCGTCTTGCGCGGCTTCAAATGTCCAACGTGCTTGCAACTTACGTGATTTGGCTTCAACAGCCTGACGTAGAATCTGCACAGAAATCTGCTTACCACCGTTACCTTCAAGAGTTGCTGTGTCAGCACCAGTGTAGTAAGAACTAGATGTAGCATCGTTCTTAACACGTGAGTATGCCTGTGCAATCTTGAATGGTGAGAGTGCTTCTTCACCAGCAGTTACAGATGTAGCGGCTGCTGAGTTGTCAGTCAATGACTGAGCGTAACGTACACGCAATGTGTGAATCTGACCAACTGGGCCTGTCATTGGCTGAACACCAACGAGTTCGTTAGCGATAACAGTTGGCATAACACGACGAATAACCGGTAGAATTACGCGGTTAAGAGTTGCGATGTTACCTGCAGTTGTAGTACCGGCTGAAGATTCAGCAAGCAACTGCTTCTTGGTGTTTTCTAAAATAACACCCATTGTTGAACGACGAGTTCCTTTTAAGCCTTCTAGCAGGGCATCTTTAGTTTCGTCCCAACGGCTTTCTAATAATACTTTTGACATTTATATTCTCCTAATCTATGTCTAATTAAAGCCCTGCCAGGCGCTTGATATCAATGACGTTATCACGTTCACTCAAATCAACTTCTTTGTAATTCTTGGCAGTTTTATTACCGGTTGCTTCTACAATAACAGATTCAGTTAACGCAGGCTTTGTGGCCTTTGTTTCTGATCCGGTATTAAGAACAGCAGGTAAATACTTGTCGAATGCGTTCTTCAACTTTGTTGTCTGAACGCTTTCTAGTAAACTTCTCATTACTACGGCTTTCTCTGTGTTAAGGTTAGATAATAGATCATCTAGTGCCTTTTCACGTTGAGTTGACTCTTTAATAATGCGAACTTCACGTTCTTTTGATTCCACTAATTTAGTTGCTTGCGCAATTACCTTAGCAGATTCGGCTAGTTTTACATCTTTGGCAGCAAGTGCTTGCATTAACTTACGAGTTTCAGCCTTCTCATTTAAATGAGTAACTGAGAATTCGCTTGCGAATGCTTCGAACAATTTACGTCCAAAGTTGTTTTCTCTAGCAGATGTAATGTCTTCCTTAAGTGTTGATAGTTCACCCTTAAGATGTGTTTCGACAATGTTGCTAACTCTTTTAGCACTTTCAGCAACAAACTTGCTTTTAAGTGTTTCTAATTGCTTGCGACCTTCAGCAACCAACTTGACCTTTGCTTCAACAACTGCTTGTCTATCCACTGCGAATTCTTTAATTTCGCGGGCTAGTGCATGTGTCACAAACTTTTCAAGTTTCTTCTGATTTTCCATCTGAAGTTTACGATCAGTGCGTAGTTCACGAATTTCTTCGGCTAGTTTAGTAACCATGAAATCATTGAATTTAGTTGCATTTTCTTGTAACTTGAGTTTTGCTTTTACGCGGTCTTCGTTCATTGCTTGTCTTTCATTGCGAAATTCTGAAATTTCTTCTGAAAGACTGTCTGTCATCATCTTATCGAGGGCTTCTACCATTACACTACGATCATGCTCGTAACGTTGTGCGAATTCTTCGTGTAATTCTGCACGTACTTGATTTTTTGCTTCGTTCAACTTAGATTCCCAGGCTTCATTTAATTGAGTCCCGATATCTTCGCTGATTAATCCACTTTCAAGTAATGGCTTGATAGCATCAAACATGCTGATATCCCCTTTTTATAATTTGAGGTCTTTGATGAGGCGCATTACTTCCTCTTTCAAAAACTTCTCTACTTTTTTGTCGCCTCTTGCTTCCTTAGCAATATCCATTAACTTATTTCCATGACGCATGTTCATCATGCCTTCATAGATCGCCTTTGGATAAGCGTTTGGTGCGCTAGGTTGTGCGACAATATCTACAGTGATAATTTCAAAATCACTGACGCGGCCATCTAAATCGTTTACATTACCTGATCCACGACTAGATACACCTAGTTTGACTCCACTGTCCAACATGGTAGTTACTAACTGCCCCATTGGAGTTGGAAGAATTTTTAGTTTTCCATAACCATTTGGACCGTCCATCCACATACTAGTAATCATATGTGATACACGGTCCAAATTAATTTTTAAATCATCCGGGTGATCTACTTCACCTAAAACTGAGTAGCCTTCTGTAATTTGCTTGTTTAAAGTATCGACAGCACTTTCAATTTCATTAACGGGATAAACACGTTCATTGGCGTTTTTTACTCCACCCTGAATGAAAATACCCTTCATATAAAGGGACTTTAATGAGCCTTCACCTGAGGATTCGACCACGATATTAGCGCGGTCGAATGTCAAATTTTCTCTGAGGTACAAAGCCATTTGTCTCAGACCTTACTTTGCTACTGGACTCTTGTCGTATGCTGACCCGTCTTTTGTAACGGGCTTTGGTGCACTTGACAAATCTTGCGTCTTATGTCCTGGGGCGTTCTTAAACTTAGATGCGCCTTCTACATCTTTCGCAGTTGGGGCTGTGCGACCTTTTTCGTCGGCACTGCCAAAGTTAACTGGCTTGCTGTCCATGCCTGCTTTGCCAGAATTTGCGGCTACTGGGCTCTTTGTTTGCACGCCGTTATCGCCATGTGTCACAGATACTTTTTGTAACTGGATTGCTTCCATAACTTCTTCTTCTGAACCGGCTTCAAAGTCAACCATTTCGTCGCCTTCATCGCCCATATCAGCGTCGGCTGCG